AGTCGAGCGAACCTGGCATCGGCTCGAACACCGCCGACCAGGCTTCCACTGGCCGCGTGATCGTCACCGGCCAGGTCACGGCGAAGTTCGATTCGACCAGCCTGCGCGACGCGTTCTACAACGAGACCGAAACCAGCGCCTACCTGGCGTTCACCTCGGACAACTCGGCCGCGTCGGATTTCATGGCGTTCAGCCTGAGCCGCCTGAAGCTGAACGGCGCGTCGAAAGACGACGGCGAGAAGATCCTGATCCAGACGATCCCGTTCCAGGCGCTGCTCGACATCAACGGCGGCGCCGGCAAGGCCACTGAAATGACCACGCTGTCGATCCAAGACAGCGCCGCTTAAACCCTCTCGCCGCCACGTGCGGCAATCCAGGCACCGACCGGCTGCCGTCGCCTTTCGCGGGCGCGGCAGCAGGCACGGGCACATATCACCTCCGCGAAAGAGAAAACACCATGAACGCAAACACCCAAGCCCAGCCATCGAACCTGCTCAACAAACTGGTGGCCCAGCTGGACATCGACGCTTTCGACGACGTCACCACTGGCCGCCTGGTCCTGGTGAATCCACGCACCAAGGAGCCGACCAGCACCTTCATCGAGCTGGCCAGCCCGGAACACGAGTCGCGCAAGCGCATCGACCTCGCGCGCACGCGCCGCCTGCGCGCCGAATTCGCCGCCAACGGCAAGCTCGAGTCGACCGACCCGCTGGACGACATCGAAGACGAAACCGACTACCTGGTCGCCTCCTGCCTGGGCTGGAACGTCTCGCTCGGCGGCCAGCCTGTCGAGTGCACGCCGGCCAACGTCCGCACCGTGCTGACTGATCCGAAGAAGCAGTGGCTGCGCGCCCAGGTCCGCGCCGGCATCCACAAGACCGAGCTTTTTATCGTCGACTCCGCGAAAGCCTAGCGGACTGCGCCCGGGCCGAGTTCGAACTCTCGGCCCGGCAGGGTGACGGAGCCACGCTGCGCACGCACCTGCAGCGCCTGGCCAAGAACACGAACGAGGTCGACCCGCTGCTGACTATGGAATGGCCGCGGGCCGGTCGGCCGCTGTGGGACGCTTTCTGCAAGATGGGGCGCCCGGCGGGCGTGTCCGGCCCGGGCGAACTGACCTCGCAAGAAATCCTGGCCTACCAGCAGCTGTGGGGCGTCCAGTTCAACCGCTGGGAGTTGGAAATTATCCACATGTTCGATGGCATCGCGATTGAAGCGCAAAGCAAAAAATCGCAGTCTTGAGTCATAGCAGACCTGCTGTAGTATTGCGCTATGACATCAAGAATCGGATTTGAAATGTACGCTTCATTGGAAAAACTAGGTCTCCTTCCGCGCGCGAATGTAGTGCTGAAAACAGTAGATCGTGAAACCGTCCGTGCAATCGTCCGTGCTGAACGTGAATTGGTAGCTCAAGCTGCACGAATGGGAATCGACATCGATGAGGTTCATCTAGGATACGCGCCCTATATTGCGAAAATCTCGGAACAACTTAGCCATAAGGAAAAGGCTAAGTTTGAAGAACTTATAATTCAAGAAACCTTGAATTACGACGAGTTCAACGAGGCAAAAGCAAAAGTTGCAGCAGCTGAACAACGTTACGCCGATTTTCCTGATCAACCAAAGCCATTAAGTACTGTCACGGTATTTTTTATTGCTATCAGCGTGATGATTTTGATCGGAATAGCCTTTTTCTCGGCGAGCGATTAGCGCGTAGTCGATTTCATAATCCCTATAAAGGGCCACCTTGCGGTGGCCCTTTTTCTATTTTGGAGCAGTAAATGATCATCGGAGACATGGAAATTCGCCTTCGCGCGGATATCGCACGGCTGCAGCGCGACATGGACTCCGCACGGCAGGTGGTTGGCAATGCCACCGCCGGGATGGAACGCGCGGCCAATGCTGCGAAGGGCGCGATCGCCTCGATCGCCGGGGCGCTCGGCGTGCAGCAACTCGGTCGCATGGTCGACGAGTACGCGAAGTTCACCTCACAGCTTAAGCTGGCCACCACCTCGCAGCGCGAATACGCAGCGGCTTACGCCGACGTGAAGCGGATCGCGACGCAATCGACGCAGGGGCTGATGGAGACAGGCATCCTGTACGCACGGATCGCCAATGGCACGCGCGAGCTGGGCGTCGAGCAAAAAAAGGTTTCGCAAATCGTCGAGACGGTCAACCTTGCGCTGTTGGTTTCAGGTGCGGCCGCGTCCGAATCTGCGTCCGCTCAGCTGCAGCTTTCTCAGGCGTTCGCTTCTGGAACGCTTCGCGGCGAAGAATTCAATGCGGTGAACGAGTCCGCGCCACGCCTGATGAAGGCCCTGGCCGATGGTATGGGCTTGCCTGTGGGCGCCCTGAAAAAAATGGCCGAGGAGGGCAAGATCACGTCGAAAATCATGGCCGACGTGCTGCCGGCCGCGCTCGAGAAACTGCGCGTGGAGGCGAAAGAAATCCAGACGATCTCGGGCGCCTTCACAGTGCTGCGCAATAACGTGATGGAGTTCGTGGGCATCCAGGCCAATGCCAGCGGTGCGGTGTCCGGTCTGGTATCGGTCATCGGGCTGCTGTCGAGTAACCTGGGCCTGCTCGCGGGCGTGATCACGACGTTGGGCGTTTCCAAGCTGGTGACCATGTTCCAGAGCTGGGGCGTGGCAACCTACAAGCAGATCGCCGACAACAACGCGCTGCGTACGTCAACGCTGGCTGGCGCAGTGGCGTCCACTGAGGCCGCATCGGTCATTGCGGCAGCGAAGTTTTCGGAAGCGCAAGCCAACCTGCGCGTAATCGCTTCCGAAATGGCTCTTGCCAACGCACGCGTCGCAGAGCTGCGTTCGGCAGTGCTGTCCGCGCGCGGCGCGACTGCACTTGCCATTGCCCAGAACGGGCTGATCCCTGCTCTTGGTCGAGTTGCGGCCCTGACTGAGGCACACAGCATCGCCTTGGGCCATCAGGCAGTGACCGCGAACGTAGCAACTGGCGCCGTCGTCGCGAATACTGCTGCGGTCTCAGCACAGGCAGCGGCAACCGGTGTTGCAGCGCGCGCAATGGGCGTGCTGCGCGGCGCCATGATGTTCATGGGCGGCCCGATCGGCACCATCATCACGCTGCTCGGCCTTGCCGCGACCGCATGGATGGTGTGGGGCAATAACTCAAAAGAAGCGACCGAGAAGGCCGCGGAGTCGTTCGATGAAGCGCAAGTGCGCATCATCAAGGGCCTGGACGAGCAAATCGACAAGAACGAGAAGCTGCTCAAGCTGCGGAATCTGGGCGTGACCAAGAGCGACGCGGAGAAGCAGCTGCCGTTCGTGAACCAGCTCGCCGCTGCATCGGAGCGCCTGAATCAGATCAACATGCGCGCCGGCGCATTTGCTGGCAAAAGCAACACCGATATCGAGTTCGCGCGAATTGGTGTGCTGCGCGATATCACCGACCTGACCGAGAAGATGGCGAAAGCCGAATCGACCGGCGCGGCCGTCGCTGCACAGTCGGTGGACGAACGCGTGAAAGCGTTCAAGAAAGAGCACGCGACCAAGCAGGAGCAGATGGCGGCCGAACTGAAGGCCATCGAAGACCTTAAGGGCAAGACTGCTGAATATGGGGAGATGGAGCGCCGGATCCGCGAGAAGTACGCCGACAAGGGCGTTGCTCAAGGCATCAAGGCCGAAGCCACCGCGTACCAGAACCTGGTCACGTCGATTCGCGAAAAGGCTGCTGCGAACGAGCTCGAGCTGAGCGGCTACGACAAGCTGTCCGAATCGCAGAAGATGACGATCAAGCTGGACGAGGCGATCGCATCGGGCAAGAACAAGCTCACCCCGGCGCACGTGGCAGAGACACGCGCGCTGATTGCCAAGGTGGCCGCCCAGGAAAGCGCGATCGAAGAAGGCGCGTTCTACCTGCAACAGTCTGAGCAGCAAGCGCAGCTGTCGGCCGCCGCGATCAAGGCCGCTGACGACGAAGCCGATCGCAACGAAGAACTGGCGCGCACGTTCGGCATGTCCAAGGCCGCCATCGAACAGATGACGCTCGCGCGCCTCGAGGAAAAGCTGGTTCAGGCCGACACCTCGAAAGGCTACACCCGCGAGATTGCGGAACTGGAAGCGGTCATCGATGCAAAGCGGCGCAGCGTCGTGGCCATCAGCCAGGTCGAGCAGATGGAGACGAGCAAAAAGGCGGCTGAGCAGGCCACCGAGGACTGGAAGCGCGCGAGCGAAGATATCAACCGCTCGCTGACGGATGCGCTGCTGCGCGGTTTCGAGTCTGGCAAGTCGTTCGGGAAAAATCTGATCGACACGCTGAAAAACATGTTCAGCACGCTGGTGCTGCGCCCGACAATTTCAGCGATCGTCAACCCAATGGCCGGCGCGGTGACCGGTGCGCTCGGTCTGGCAGGTCCAGCGCAGGCGGCCACTGGCGGCGGCGGTGGCGGTGTCGGTAGTGCCGTCAGCGGACTCGGCACTGTGGGCTCGCTGACCTCTGGCGTTGGCTTGCTGGGCGCTGGCGGGCTCGGCCTGCAGGCTGGTTTCGGCGCACTCATGTCGGGCGGCCTTGCAGGCGTCAGCGCCGCAGTATCGGGTGGTATCGCTGCAATTGGCGCCGGCACTGGCGCAAGCATTGCCGCAGGCATGGGGACTATCGCTGGCGCGCTCGGCCCGATCGCGCTCGGCATCGGCGGCGCGGTGATGCTGCTGAACAAGGCGTTTGGCCGCGGCCCCAAAGAGATGACCGGTAACAGCACTCTTACAGGATCGCTTGATGCTGCTGGGTTCGCTGGCACGTTCCAGGATGAGTGGAAGAAAAAGGGTGGTTGGTTCAGTAGCAGCAAGACCGGATTCGACCCGCGCGCAGTCGATAGCGCAGTGGCTGAAAACCTTGGCCAAGCCTACCAAACGATCCAGTCCACCTCGGCCGACTATGCTCGTGCGCTCGGCATCAACGCGGACAGCATCGCCACGCGCACGCAGGCCATTAAGATCGCGATGGGCAAGGACGAGGCAGCGAACCAGAAGGCAATCGCTGATTTCTTCACCGGCGTGGCGAACACGGTCGCTGGCGAATTGCTGCCTGAGATCGCGAAATTCCAGGCCCAGGGCGAGGAAGCATCGGGCACGCTGCAGCGCCTGGCGGTGAATTACGCTGCGATGGACCAGATCCTGGTGGTGATGGGCACGACGTCGAAGGCAGCATTCGGCGCCGTGGGCACTGCATCGCTGGAGGCGCGCGAGCGCTTGCTGGGATTCGCTGGCGGCATCGATGCGCTGGCCTCGCAGGCGACGTTCTTTAATCAGAACTTCCTCAGCCAGGCCGAGCAGATCGCTATCATCCAGAAGCCGCTCACCGAAGGGCTGGCGGCGCTGGGCTACGCGGGCATGACCACCAGCGACCAGTTCAAGGTGGCTGTGCAGGGGCTGGTCGAATCGGGCGCTCTGGCAACCGAACGCGGCGCCGAGCAGTACGCTGGCCTGTTGGCCCTGGGCCCGCAGTTCAAAGTATTCGCGGACCACCTGAAAGAGATTGGTGATGCAGCGGAGTCGCTGGCGGTCGAGAAGCTTCGGCTGAGCATCCAGATCATGGAGCTCGAGGGGAATGCGGTCGGAGCATTGAACGCCCGGCGCGCGCAGGAATTGGCTTCGGTCGACGAGAGCCTGCGGCCGCTCCACCAGCGCATCTATGCACTGCAGGACGAGAAGACGGCAACGGAGGCCGCAACCCAGGCCACCCGGGCAGCTACTCAAGCAGTACGGGATGCGGCTACTTCCCTGCTGGCCGGCGTCGATTCTTCGTTCTCGGTCTTGCAATCAATTGTGAGTCGGGAGAAGGCGGCAGTTCAGTCGAGCATCGATGCGCACACCGAATCGGTGAGCAAGCTGCAATCGCTGTCACAGGCGCTGCGCGGCACGCTCGACAGCATCCAGTCGCCCGAGCAGAAGCTGGCCAGCCGCGCCAACGGCCAAGCGCAAATCAGCGCTGCTCTGGCGATCGCGCGCGCTGGCGGCCCGCTGCCCGGCGCCGACTCGCTGAAGGATGCGCTGTCGGCGGTCCAGCAAGATGCATCGGACCAGTTCAGTTCGTACACCGACTATCTTCGCGACCTTTACCGGACGCAGAACGATATCGGCGCGCTGGCCGGCCTGACCGATGCGCAATTGTCGGTCGAGGAAAAAGCGCTGCAAGCTACGAGGGACCAGCTGGCGGCGCTTGAGGCGCAGCTGGCAAGCACCCAGGCGCTGATCGACGAGGCAAAAGGGCAGTCGACCACGTTGCTCTCGATCGATCAGGGCATTGCCGCGGTGAGGGCAGCGATTCTCGCAGCCCAGGCCAATCCGGTGGTGGCGGCCACCTCGGCAATCAACAGTGCCTACCAGACGCATCTCGGCCGTGCGCCGGATGCCGCTGGGTTCGAGTGGTGGAAGGAGGCCGCCGCATCGGGCACGCCGGTTTCTCAGATTGTCAGCGGCATTGCTGGTTCAGCCGAAGCGGACCTCAACAAGCTCTATCAGAGCGTGCTGGGGCGCGCGCCGGATGCGGAGGGTTTGGCGTTCTGGATGAAGGCTTACGGGCCGACGATGGATGCGGCCGAGAAAGCCGACTTCCTGAAGGCGGCGCAGCCTGAACTGCAGGGCAAAAAGATCCCGGGTTTCGCCAATGGCGGCGACTTTGGCGGCGGCGTACGAGCTGTCGGTGAAGTCGGCGTCGAGATCGAGGCAACCGGCCCGTCGCGGATCCACAGCACGCAATCGCTGATGGACGCCCTGCGTCGACCACCGAGCAACAACAACGATGGTCTGGCTGCGGCGGTTGAGCGGCTCTCGGCCACCGTCGAGCGACAGAGCAGTGTCATCGAGCGGCAGGGCGCAGCGCTGGAGCAGATTCAGCGAAACACGCGGCGTCAGGCGGACACGCTCGATGTCGTCACCGAAGGAGGAAATGGTATGCGTGTAACGGGAGCTGCAGCGTGAGCACGGCCGATTTCAAGTTGATTCGGCCGATCCCGATCACCGACGCCAAGCTTGTCAGTAGCAGCGTGCCAGAGGCGGTGGTGACCGAGTATGCCGCTGGCTCAACGTATGGCGTCGGCGATATCCGGGGCGTCACTTCTGGCACTGCGCAGGACGTTTACCAGTCCTTGCAGGCTGGGAACGTTGGTAAGCCACCGGCCAGCTCGCCGACCTGGTGGAAGCTGATTGGGCGCGTCTACGCGGCGTATTCCAGCACTGCCACGTATGCGCAGGATTCGATCGTCACCGATTTGGTGAACCACAAACTGTACCAGTCGGTTATTGCCAACAACACCGGGAAGGCACTGACCGATACGGCCTGGCTGCCGCTGGGCGCCACGAACCGCTGGAAAATGTTCGACAAAGCAGTCAACAGCCAGACCTCGGCGCCGAACTCAGTGACGGTCGCCGTCGCTCTCGGCGAGCTGGCCAACACGCTGACCATCCTGAACGTCGCCGGGTCATCGGTAACCTTGGCACAGTCTGAGAGTGGATATTCACGCACGAGGTCGCTTGTGACGCACGACGTGCTGAGCTGGTACGACTTCTGGTACCAGGAACCATTGTGGATTGGCGACACCGTGTTCGATGACTTGCCGCCGTTTATCAACTCAACGGTGAGCCTGACTGTGAACAGCCCGGGCAACCAGGCTGCGATCGGCGCTTTCTTCATTGGCAAGGCGAAATATATTGGCAAGACGCAATGGGGGCTGACCGCCGGGATTCTCAGCTTTTCCGGCTCGAGCACCGACAAATTCGGGAACGTGACGCTGACGAAGCGTGAGACCGCAAAGAAGATGAATTTCGATGTGGCTATTCCACAGGGCTATGAGGACGAGGTCTACCGCTTCATGCGGTCGGTCGATAACGTTGAAATGGTGGCCATTGCATCGACCAACTGGGCGATGACGCTCTCGTATGGCTACTTGGGCCAGTGGGAAGTGCCGCTGTCGATCGACGGCAAGAAGATGCCTGTCGAGTGGCGTGGACTAATTTAAGAAAAGGACAATGCATGATCGACGAACTTCCAGAAGGTCCGGACCCGGCGAACGACACCCCGCAGTCCTTCAGCCAGAAAGCGGCCGCGATGGTGCTGGCGCAGCGCGCGATGGTTCCGCAGATCAATCAAGCCGTCGCGGAAATGAACTCGCTGCAGGCGGGCGGCGCCTACGCGCTGCCTTACATCTTCGACACAGCAACCGCCGACGCCGATCCTGGCGCCGGCAAGCTGCGCCTGTCGAGCGCAACGCAGAGCGCTTCCACGGTGATGCGCCTGGACCTGACCGCCGGCGGCCAGGACTACACGACGCTGATCGACACCATGGACGGCTCGACCAGCACCATCAAGGGGTCGATCCGCCTGGTGAAGCAGGGCGACCTGAGCAAGTGGATGACGTTCGACGTAACCGCACGCGCGGCACCATCCGGCTACCGCAATCTCACTGTCGTGTGCACAGACAGCAGCTCGGCCAGCCCGTTTGCTGCGGGTGATGCGCTGATGCTTTTCTTCCAGCGCAACGGCGATCGAGGTCAAACCGGCGCAAATGGGGTTTTGATGCTTGCCTCGGCCACCGTTACGACGGCAGTCGCGAATATCGACTTCCTGAACGTATTCACGGCTGATTACGACAAATACACGATTGACCTTCAGGGCCTTAACACGGCAAACGGGAATGGCTCAATTTCTTTCCGACTTGCCATCGCCCAAGCAGTAGTCGCGAGTTCAACCTACCCCATGGGATCGTCGGGGGCGTCGAGTGGAACTGGAGCTGAGGTGTTCTTGACCAGTAGCGTTACTGGCGCCGGCCCGTTCTCAATTGAAGTAAGAAACGTCAACTCTGCTTCTAGCATATGCGGTATCGGTATCCGAGGAATGAGCAGTGACGGAACTGGCGGCTCTGGGGCCCTCAGCGCGGCAATTCGAGAGGGGGCGTGTACGGCTCCGGGCGTTAAAACAGGGTTCCGAATCTTCACTAACGGCCTATTCAATGCCGGCACTGTTCGCGTGTTCGGTCACAGGAATTCATAATGACTATTCAAGTAATGGTAGATGGCGTCGTGCGCGATGCCACGCCCGAAGAGCTGGCAGAGATCGAGGCGCGCGTCGCAGCGGCTGACAAACCACCAGTGCCCCAGCAGATTTCATCGGGCCAAGGCCGCGAGGCGCTGTACAACGTTGGCCTGTTCGCTAGTGTCCAACCCGCTATCGACGCGATCGAAGACCCGGATGCGAAATGGCGCGTCCAGAACGCATGGGACTACCGCCCAACCTGGGAGCGGCAGTCGCCGTTCGTGGGAATGATGGCCGGCATCCTGGGTTTGACTGACGAACAGGCGGACCAGCTGTTCATCACTGCTGCAACGTTGTAGTCTCGCCGGCATCCTGCTGCTGACCCGCATTACCCAGCCCACCTCGGTGGGTTTTTTTACGCCCATCGAAAGGCAGCAATGAGCATCAGCAAGACCACCCCGCCGGAAGTCGGCAGCTACGCCGGCGCTGCAGTAACGGTTGCCACCTCCCTGACCCTGACGCAGGTCGGCGTCATCGTCGGCATCCTCACCGCGCTGCTGACGTTCCTGCTGAACGCCTGGTACACGCACCAGCGCAATTCGCGCGAGAACCGGCTGGCCGAACTCGAGTGCCACGAACGGGAGGTGCGCCTGGCGCAATTCCTCGCGCAGCTGCAGGCCCCGGAAGGAAAACCGCATTTCCCACTACAGGAAAAACTATGAAATTCATCGAAGACGCAAGTAAACAATTCCCGCGACTGTGGTCGGTACGCTTCGCGCTGCTGGCTGCAGTCGCTTCGGCCATCGAGGCCGGCATGCACCTGTACGCCAGCGGTACCGCGCCGATCCTGGTGGTGGCCGCCGGCCTGACCTCGCTCGGCGCCGCGCTCGCGCGCGTGGTGGCGCAACCGTCGGTGACCGGCAATGGTTAAGGGCGCACCCACCCAACGGCGCGGCTTGGTCGCGCTGGTCGGCGCCGTGGCCGCGACGGCGCTTCTCAGCTTCACGCCGGCGTTCGAAGGCACCGAGCTGTCCACTTACCGCGACATGGGCGGCGTGCTCACGTACTGCACCGGCGCCACCGAGAACGCGGCCTGGGGCAAGACGTACACGCCCGCGCAGTGCCGCGCGCAGCTCGACCGCGACCTCGAGCGGCACGCCGCCGGCATTGCCATGTGCATTCCGCTCGCGCGCCTGACCGATGGACAGAAGGTTGCCTTCGTCGACATCGCCTACAACATTGGTGTGAGCGGCTTCTGCGGCTCGAGCATGGCGCGGCGCACGAACGCGGGCGACATGGTCGGCGCATGCAACGCGCTGCTGGCCTGGAATAAGGTCAAGGTTCTGCGGCCAATGAAAGGCCCCGACGGGAAGCCGCTCAAGGACGCGCGCGGCAAGGTCGTGATGCATTGGGTCTACGAGGAAGTGCGCGGCCTCACGCGCCGGCGCCAGGCCGAGCGCGAGCTGTGCCTGAAAGGGCTGCCATGATCCCGGTGGTAGCGGCAGCCGCCGCACCGGCCGTCGCCGCATCTTCGCGCGCGCTGCTGGCCGGCCTGGTCCTGCTGCTGGCGATGGCGGTGGCCGGCGCCGCCGGTTGGTTCACGAACGGCTGGCGGCACGACGCCGAGATCGCCGAGCTGCAGCGCGCGCAC